GGCGTCGTCTTGGCTGCTATCGCATCCATAGCCATGCGCACCAGCCCGTGATTGAACGGAACGCTTGCGATGTAGTCGGGCGATATGCCGTACAGCTTGCCCAGCTTCTCGCTGATGTCCGTGATCATGGCCTGGCGCTTGCCTTCGTCCTTCCAGTCGGGGACGTAGCGGCTAAGGCGCTCATGCTCGCGTGTGGCGGCCGCTTCGGATGCGGCCAGGAGCGCTTGCTGTTCCTGAGAGCGGGCTTGTTCAGCCCTCGCTTCGATGCCGCGCCACGCGCGCACCTGATCCTCATAAGCAAGCATTTCCCGGTGGTAGACCTCGGGGTTGTAGTACTGGCTGTTGGGGTCGAGGTAGAGCCGCGACGGGGGCTGGGGCTGGGGGATGACCTGAAGGGCCATCTCCGCCGCCTGCCTGACCGCAGCGTGCGTCTGTACGATATCCCGCAGATACTCGCTCTGACGGGATCGCGCTTCGTCCTCAGCCTTGTGAACTGCTGCGGCGATGTCACCTTGCATCGCCCGGACTTGTTTGACTGCCTCGACGGCTTCGGCAAGCGGCACTCTCACCGCTTCTTGGCCTTCCGCTTCGGCGGGAATTTCGAGCCAGTCCTCCGCAGCCTCTTGGTCCGCAGCTTCCTTGGGCTGGTCTTCAGCTTTGTTGTCGGGCTGCTGTTGCCCGTTCCGCGCCGCGCGCGGGTCCATCTGTTTCTGTTCCTCGGGCGACAGGGCGACATCGTCTTCGTCGTCCATGTCCCCCGATCGCTCGCGGTTGATCGCGTCGCGATTGGTCTGGTTCTGGTTTCTCGGCGCTTGCTCCGCAAAGGCGTTCGTGCCCCCGCCGCCAAGCATGCCCAAAATCTTGTTCGTGGCAGCGTCTAACGCTGCGTCCTGGATGCCCTCGTCACTCATGCGACCGCAGCCACCTTCCTACCTTCAAGAATGTCCAGTTGCTTCTCCAGCGCCTGCAATGACGCGGCGTCGTTGGAGAAGATGCGCTTCAGCGAGCGCAAAACGTTGATGGCCGTCATCAGGCGATAGCGGCGGTTGTCGGCGTCATCGCCCACGTCCAGCCCAAGCGCCCGGCCCAACATTTCCGTCTCCAGCGCCTCGAACACCTTGGCGAACGCTGGATTGTCCACCGTCAGGCGCGCTTCCCGCGCCCGCTCGATGGCCTCGTATAGCTGCTCCCTATTGGCCATTGACATCCGTGTCCACCGTGGGCGCCTCGCCGCTGCCCGTTGCAGCAGCCTTTGCCTTGCCCACGCGCTCTGCGGACTCAATCCGCATGCGCTCCAATTCATAATCCTGCGCCATCTTGGCCCGCGCCAGCTCGGCGTCCATGGCCATCTGCTGACGCGCCAACTCAAGATCGGCCGCAGCCTTCTCGCGCATCACCTGAATCTCAGCCGCCGCCTTCTCACGCGCCAGTTGGATCTGCGCGGCCGCCGTCTGCTCCTGAAGCTTTAGCTCCATCGCCGTTTTCTCGGTGTCGAGCTGATGGCTGGCGCCCTTGGCCTGTACGTCAAGCTGATGGCTCGCCTGCTTGGCCTGCGCATCCGCCTGCACCTTCGCCATCTCCGGGCTCGGCTGCGGATCGGGCGACCACGGCTTGGTCGCCGGCTGGCCCGTCTGCGGGTCCACCTGCGGCTGACCGTCAGGCCCTTGCACCGGCACCTCGGGCGGCTCGCTGAAAAACGGCGCAGCGCTCTTGTAGCCCCAGTTACGGCAGCCTTCCTCGATCAGATTGTAGACGTTCTGGCTCGTGACCATCGGGTTGTCCGAACCCAGCGTCTGCACCAGCGTCTGCTGGACCTGCTGCATCCATTGCACGCCCAGCATGGCCTGCTCACGGTTGCCCGTGCCCAGACCCGTGTGAACGCGGACCTTCCAGCCCTCATTCCATGCGCGCGGGTCGAACTGGCACCATTTGCCGCCCACCTTTGCCTGCTTGGCCTGGTGCTGGTTGCGGCACAGCAAGCGCAGCAGCTTGGCAAAGAAGCGCTCCAGACCCGCGCCCATGTTGCGGGCCATCAGCTCCTTGCGCGCCGCGCCAGCCGTTTGCAGCAGGTCAATCGCCTTGCCGCTGTGCTCCTTGGTCAACAGCGCATCGGCGTCCACGCCCTGCGTCTGGCGCGTCGCGCCCGTGCGCTTCTCCAGCATCATGTCGATGTTGGCGAGCGCCTTCCAAGCGATCTCAGTCGTGTCCACGCCGCCCGTGAGCGGCATGATGGCGTCGCCCGGCGCACCCTCCACGCCGATCTTCTGCCCGGCATAGGCGCCCAACAGGTCGTCAAGCGCCACCTTGTTCCGGTCGTAAGCCTCACGCGGCACCACGGCCTGGTAAAGCGCATCGAGGCCGGCGCGCTTGATCACCGTAGCCTCACGCTGCAAGTCCTGCGTGATGTCGTGCAGGCTGTAGCCGTAGAACCGGTGCGGGATCGGGATGGGCGTCCATGAGCCGAACGGGTTCTCGTTCACCTCTTCCCATTCAAGCAGCAGGTCGCCCATGCGATAGCTGCGAATGGTCTCCGGGAAGCCGTCGCCGTTCAGGTCGACGCGATAGTACTCCTCCAGCACCTCGATCTGCTGGGCCGTGTTGTTGGCGATCGTCTGCCAGTCGTCGCTCTGGTCCTTGAAGCGCTCCATGCGCACGTCAGAACCGCGCCGGATGTTCTGCGGGCCGGACACGGCCGAGCCGGAATAAGCCATGATGGCGTCTTCCTTCTCGGGCCACAGCTTGGCCACCTCGCCGCGCAGCTTACGCCACACCCGCCCAACGTACCGGGCTTCGTCGATGTCCACAGCGCGCCCATTCAGGCGCATGTCTTCCGGGGCGATCACCTCGATCTCAGCCCGCGCTGGCGTCTTGAGACGCCGCACCTTCAGGCTGAAGCCGCCCGCGTCGCTCTCCTGCGGGCCGCCGTTGTCGTCGGCGTCGTGGTCGCCATCGCCATAGCCGATGATCTGAATATCAGGATCGGCCATGAGCATCTGCACTTGGGCCACGCCCAAGCCCGTCAGCGTCTCAGGCGCCAGATACTCCGCCTCGCGCCAGTAGCACGCCATGAACCCGCGCCGATGCAGCAGGCCATCGAAGGCGAAGGCGTCGGTGTTCTGAAAGCCGGGATTGTCTACGAAGTAGACCCAGTTCAGGTAATCCTCGGCCGCCTTGGCTTCCTTCTCATCCTCTGGCCGGCTGGCCTCGATGCTCAGGATATTTCCGCCCGAGCAGAACACACGGGCCATGTCAGGCCGCGTCCACTCGATCGTCTCGAACACCTCACGGGTGACGACCTTGGACCGCCCGTCCTCTTCGTCGCCGTAAGGCTCGCCGTAATAGTGCTTCAGCGCATCGATCTGCTGCTGTTGCAGCTCGCTCTGGCGATAGCCAAGCGCTTCGTTTTCCTCAGCCTTGAGGTAGCGCAGCAGTTCGGCTTCCTTCTCCTCATCGCTCGTGCGTGAGCCCTGCTGTCCGGGCGTGTCGTAGCCATAGGCGTAGCTCACGCCATGGTGCTCCCATAGGCGCGGCGACGGTCGGCCGTGGGCTCAGCCATCGCGGGCTTGGGAAGGCCAAGCGCAAGGTAGCGGAACGCATCCGCCCCATGGCTGGCCCAGTTGTGCAACGGTCTCAATCGAAACGCTTTCGTCTTGTCGTCAAACTCGCGGCAATAGTTCCGCAGCGCGTCAGTCCCGCGCTTGGTCGTGGTCTTGTCGAACCAGCACTGTGGCAGGATCATGCGGACGGCGTTGATGCCGTCCTCGACGCTCTGCGCCGGCACGATCCTGATATTCATCAGCCCCAGGCCCTTCAGCGTCTCTACCCGCGTCTTGCCCGTGCCCAGCTCCTTGGCCTCAGCGTCATGCGGCAGGATGTGCCCAGCGTAGGCGTAAGGCCTCTTACCGAGCTCCCGCACATAGAAGTCCAGCGCTTCCCCGCTCGCTTCCATGTAGTCGATCAGATGCAACTCACGCCCGACGCGCTGGCAGAACCAGATGGCCGTGCTGTCGTCTATGCCCAAGTCCCAGGCCGTCCACACCTGCGCGGCGCGGTCATACGGAACGCCAGTGAAGCGGCCCATGGCCTCAAGCGCGTTCATGTCCTTGCCGTAATAGGCCCCGACCAAGGCGGCGCTGAAGTCGCACTCGAACTCTTGGTTATACTGGTCCTCGGTCATCTCCTTGCGCGCTGCTGAAAGCTCGCTTGGAATGATGAGGCCCGTCTCGCTGGCCTTCAGCGTCAGTGAGAACCAATCCGGGTCATCCTTGGCCCGCTCATGGATCTCACGAAAATGGTTGTCGCCCTTCGGCGTGCCGATGAA